GAATAAGGGGGCCGAGACCCCGGACGAATCAGGCGATGTAGGGGCGCGCCTTGGCGCGCCCGCAAAGCAAGGGAAGGAGGAACGAATTATGAAAAGGCTATTGGAAATGCTCGGTCTGCCTGAGACGGCGACCGAGGACGAGGCCGTGGCCGTAATCCGGACGATGCTCGACACGGCAGCGGCAGCGCAGGTCGCATCTAAGGAGGTTCTTGCCGCACTCGGGCTCACGGAGGGGGCATCGGCCTCAGAGGTTACAGGCACTATCATTGCGATGAAGCAGTCGTATGAGAAGGCGCCGGACCTCACCAAGCGGGTCTCCGAGTTAGAGGCATCGGCAAAAAAGAAATGCGCCGACGAGCTTGTCGAGACCGCCATGAAGGAAGGCAAGGTTACGCCTGCACAGAAGGACTGGGCGCTAAGCTATGCCGGACGCGACCCGGAAGGCTTTAAGGTCTTCGTCTCAAAGGCCGCGGTCGTCGTGCCCATGGCAGAGGTGGCGGGCGCGGCCCGCTCGGAAACAGGAGTTGCACCGCTCGATGAGATGCAGATGGCGGTGAACAAGGCCCTCGGAGTATCCGAGGAGATGTTCAAAAAGCACGCACAAAAGGAGGCGTAAGTATATGAAAAAAGCAAGCTGGATAATTACCATAATGCTTGCGATTGTTATTGCAGGCATTGCATTCGGAGCGGCGTTGACAGCAGACCGTGCAACGCCTCGCAGGGATGGCGCTACGATTAATGTCGGGGTTGCCGCAACTACAAAGATATATGCGGGTGCGATGATCGCAATCAACGCATCCGAGTATGCAGTGCCTGCGGCCGCATCCATTGCAAACGCTGTAATAGGCAGGGCAGAGGAGTATGTAGATAATTCTGCCGGCACTGATGGAGCGAAGACCATCACTATCGGCACAGGCATCTACAGGTATGCGAACCATTCAGGCATCGGCAATGCAATCTCCGACAACGACATCGGGAAGCCCTGCTATGCGTTGGACGATCAGACGGTCAGTTTATCGAGTTCCGATAGCACGAGACCGATTGCAGGCAGGGTTTTCGATGTCGAATCGGCAGGTGTATGGGTTGATATGAGACGGAGCGAATATGGCCCAAGTCCTGCATATGTCGTTGTCTTCGCAAATGCAACGGCCTATGAAAACGACTCAGACGGCCAGGTCATTGCCACGCATCCCATCATCAAGAGCACGGACAGGGTAGTTGCCTCGATGGGGAATGCAACGGCATCCGTATTCATAAACGGGACTGTTGTTGCTGATGGCTCTGCCACATTCGGACTTTCAGGCAATGGCGGAGTAGGAACCCAAATCAACTTTGAAGTCTTGAGAGCAAAATAAAGGAAGGAGGAAACGATGATAATCAACCAGCAGGTACTGGCGGGGATGTTCAAATCATTCTCTACCATTTTCAACGAGGCGTTTTTAGGCGTGAAGCCCGATTATGCCCAGGTAGCAATGGTCGTCCCCTCGGCATCAAAGGAGAACCACTACGGGTGGCTCGGCGCATTCCCGCGGATGAGGGAGTGGCTCGGAGACAGATTATTGAAAGACATCAAGGCTCACGGCTACACGCTCCTCAACAAGGATTGGGAGGCGACCATAGAGGTAGACCGTAACGACATCGAAGACGACACCTTCGGTATCTACCGTCCGATGGTCGCCGAAATGGGCAGGTCCGCCGCGGCCCATCCGGACGAGCTCGTCTTTGCCCTCCTTGCGCTCGGGCTGACCACCGAGTGCTATGACGGGCAGTACTTCTTCGACACCGACCACCCGGTCGGTGAGTCCACGGCCTCAAACTACGGCGGGGGCTCCAGCTCACTATGGGCGCTCCTCGATGGAAAAAGAGAAATCAAGCCCTTCATCTTTCAGTCCAGAAGGGATGTCAACTTCATCTCAAAAGACAAGCCCGACGACGAGCATGTCTTCATGAGGAAAAAGTATCTCTATGGCTGCGACCGCAGGGATAATGCGGGGTTTGGGCTGTGGCAGTTAGCCTACGGCTCTAAGGACACCCTGAACGCCACGAATTATGCCGCGGCAAGGGCCGCAATGATGGCATTCAAGGACGATGAGGGCAAGCCCCTCGGCATCACGCCGAGCCTGCTCGTTGTTCCGCCGTCGCTGGAGAGTGCGGCAAGGATTCTGCTCAAGAATCAGAACGATGCCGCCGGCGCGACAAACCCGTGGTTTGGCACGGCGGACCTCATCGTCAGCCCGTGGCTTGCGTAAGATAACCCCACCTCCTTTTCCTCCCCTTATCTAAGGGGAGGATGGGAGGGGTTAAAAGAAGGAGGATGTATGAAGATTTTAGTTAAGTCCGTGCCGGAGAGTTTCTACAGGGCAGGGATGAAGTTCACGCGTGAGCCTCGGACCATAGAGGCGGATGCAAAGGCATTGGCCGTTCTCAAGGCAGAGAAGAACCTTATAGTAGTCGCGGAGGCCGCGGAGGTCACGAAGGCCGCGGAGGTCACGAAGGCCGCGGAGGTCACAAAGGCCGCGGAGAAAAAGGGAAAGTAAATGTACTGCGCTCTCGACGACTTAAAGAAACTCATCCCGGAGGAGGCCCTCATCGCCCTGACGGACGATGAGGGCCTCGGCTCGGTCAATCAACCGCGGATTGACGAGGCCGTCAAACAGGCCGATGCGGAGATAGACTCCTATTGCGGCGGGCGGTATGCAGTCCCGTTCACCACTGTGCCGGAGATAATAAAGAAGCTCTCGGTGGACATCGCCATATACAACCTCTATTCCCGGCGGGTCGAGGAGATTCCGGAGACGAGGGCCGAGAGATATAAAAACGCAATCCGGCAACTGGAGGGCATTACAAAGGGCGGCATCTCGCTGGGGGTCGCCGCCGCTCCGGAGGCCTCCACGGACGGCAGGGCCGAGACGAACAAGGAGACGGATGAGAATGTATTTTCGAGGGATAAGCTTGAAGGATTTTAATGCACCTTCACTTTTGTCATTCCCGCTTGTCGGGAGTCCACCAATCCGTCATTCCCGCTTGTCGGGAATCTTTCCGAAGAGGGATTCCGGACAAGCCGGAATGACACATGACAAGCCGGAATGACAGAAAAAGGCAAAAATGGACTTCGAACAAATAGAAGATAAAATAATAACCGAGCTTAAGGCGCAGATAGCATACCTCCGGACGGTCGAGACCTATGCCGGACAGATAGAGTCCGAGCTCGCAAGCATGACAGGTCGTTTCCCTGCCTGTTATGTCGTTTACGGGGGTTCGTCTTTCGATTGGGTGGACGGCCCGAATCATCAGGAGACAGTCGAGTTCTCCGTGCTTGTATGTGCAAAGAATCTCAGAGGGAATGAAGAGCTACGCAAGGGCGGGCCTGTGGCCGCGGAGTACGGGGCATACGACCTTGTCAAGGCCGTCCTCGCATCATTAACAAACAAGGACTTCGGTCTCGATATGGAATTTCTCACGCCGCAGAAGGCGAGCCTCGTTTTTATTTCGAGGACTGTGGCGGTTTATGGAATAGATTTTAAAACGGCATTCGATAAAACCTATGCATAGGAGGATATATGGCAAAGAAACGGTATAAGGTCAGGCCCGGAGTGTCCGGGACACATGCGCTCTTAGGCATCAGCCTTATCCCCGGAGATATTCACGAGATAGAGGAATCGCTCGCAGGTTTGAATATCTTCGAGGAAATCAAAGAAGGATTGAATCCCCCACATTCAGAACAGGGGAAGGGGATCACGAAAAAAAAAGATTCCGGACAAGCCGGAATGACAACTAAAAAGGAGGGGAAATAAATGGGTAAGGCAATAGGAGTTGAACTCAAGGCCGCAATAAGAAAATCCCTCGCATGGGGCACGGCGAAGGCATGCGGCGCTAACCAGGGGCTTTTAATCCTGCCCTCCAACATCAAGCGGGACAGGGGCTCTATGGTAGACGATAGTCTCGGTCAGTATTTTCCGAAGGCCGCAGACCTCGGCGAAATAAAGGCCGAAGGCGCCCTATCGTTATACGCCCGCTATGACGGCCTTGACTGGCTGATGGCGGCAGTGATGGGCATAGCAGGCAATCCCACCTACACATCCCCCCTCGTTACGGGCACTGCGACCGGCGGCTCGACATCCACGCTCGTGAAGACAGCCGCAGGCTGGACGATAGACGCTTACGCCGGGAAGCATGTAATCATAGACGGCGGAGCCGGCTCCGGTCAGTGCAGGCGCATCGTTTCCAACACTGCCGACACGCTCACGGTAGATGTCGTGGACGGCAATTGGGTCGCGCCGGATGCCACATCCACATTCAAAATATTCAACGCTTACGCCACACACATCTATGACCTTGCCGATGCGATAGACG